TTGGACAAGCAGCAGTAAGAGCTTTAAATTATAGAACCACTGGAGATAGATATGGTAATGGATTTACTAGAATATTTGATATGTTAATAAATAAGAAGAATTTACCAGAAGCTAAATCAAATACTATGAAAAAATCAGAGCTAACTAAAATGATTCAAGAAGTCATTAAAGAAGTAATAAATGAATATTCAGTTTATCAGGGTGACGTCAGTAAAATGAAACCTAAACCAACCCCAAAAGAAGGTGAAGTATATTTAAAAGATTTAAAACCAGGTGATAAATTTAAACCTTTAAAAAGTGATTTAGAATATATAGTAGTAACTCCTGAAAATGGAATTCGTGGAGTAGGAGTAAAACATGTTGATGGAACTGGTAATATGAATTTTAGAGGGGATGTTATAGTAAAAGTAATATCAGAACAATCGACTAATAAAGAAGGATGGTTAGTAAAATCAAACGAAGATGATACAAAATATATAGTAGTACATACATCTAAAGTCGATAATAAAAGTAATAGAATTAGTCAAATTTATAAAGATAAAAAATTAGCCGATAAAAGAGCAAATGACCTTAATAAAAAACCAGGATTTAATAAATACGAAGAAATAGTAAGTAAAAGCGAGATGGAAACATCAATGAATGAAGCATCAATGTTAGATAAGTATGAAGTTGATTTTTTCCATACTAAAGCTAATGTATATGCTAATATAGAAATACCTAGTGAAAATCCAACATTTGAAGATGATATTCAAATAAAAGGAACAGGTAAAACTGAAGAAGAAGCATTTGAAGATTTAAAACAAAATTACGAAAAATATAAGAAAACAGGAATAAATGAAGCTAAAGAAGAAGATCGTTATAAACGTCCTATTGTAACAAATAAACAAGGTGAAAAATTTATTCTTCAAGGATTTTCAACCAGTGGATATTATTTAATCCCTTATGATGGATCTAAATACTGGGAACATTTTTCAGTTCCTAAAAATGAATGGATTCCTGAAAAATCAATTAACTGGGATGATTATAATTTTACTAAACAACAATTTGAAAAACTTAAAGCATCTCATGGTAAATCAGAAAAAGAAATAAGTAAAAAATTTCAGGATATGAATGAAGCTAAAAAAGAAGATGCCGTTGATACAATTACAATGGATATTCCTTTATTTATTCGTATATTAGAATATTCAAGAGAAGATGCTGCTGAAGATATGGATTTACATGATATTACTGAAAAAGCAATTTCATTAGGTAAAGAAAGAGGTATCTTACAAATGGATGATTATGATGAGATTGTAGGTGCTGCTGAAGATATTAATGAACTTTCAGATTATTTTAAACGTAGAAAAGCTCAAGACGATTACGCTGTTAATAAAAAAGACAAACCAGCAAAACCTTATAACCCTAACTCTTCAGGCAAAACAGACTACATGAAGCGTAGAGAAAAAGAATTAGCAGAAAGAATTGCTGAAGCATTAGATAAAATTAACGAAGAATTATGTCCTGCTGGTAAAGCATATATTAAAAGAAGACAAGCAGCAGGTGAAAAATCATCAGCTTACCTATCAGGTCGTGCTGTTAAAGTATGTAAAGGCCAAATGTCAGGTAAAAAAAAGAAAAAATAATGGATAATAATCGCTTAAAAGAATTAGTATCTGAATCATTACGTGACTGGTTTAAAAAAGAAGACTGGGTACGTATTGATACTCAAGGTAACATTACTGGTCCTTGTGGTTCTATGAAAAAAGGCGATGCTACTACGCGTTGCTTGCCTCGTAAAAAAGCTCAATCATTATCTAAAGCAGAAAGAGCAAAAACTTCTAAGAAAAAAGCAGCCGCTTCTCGTAAAGGTAAACAATTTGTATCTAATACTGATAAAGCAAAATACAAAAAAGGTACATATCACAAAGATTAACATATTTATAACATATAACATTATAAAAAATGACAAATTTTAATTATAAAAAGTATTTAACTGAAAACAAGTTAACACAAACTACTAAATTAAGAGCAGGAATATTGACTGAAGGTCAATTTTCTTGGATGACCCAAGACACAAATCAACAAATCGGTTCACAAGAAGAAAATACACTTCCTGCAGTTTATATGTTTGATAACATGGGTAATAAATATAAAGAAACTAATTATGAAGGATATGGTGAATTTGGTGGTATGGATTACTATGAATTATTAGACAAAATGAATGGCGGTGATGGTGATAGAAGTAGAGGTATTAATTTAGCTTTTGGTAAAATAAAAATCCCCCAATTAGTATTATTTCCTGCATTAGTTACTAATCCTAATTTTAATTTTAAATCTCATGATTTTACTCAACAACCTAAAAATGATCCTAACCAATCTTGGTATATGGAACCTGAAGAAGATGATTATAATGGTGAAGATTATGGTGATTATAATGATGATGAAGATGATATGATGGAAGGTAAAACTAATGAAGCATCAATGAATCCTATTCAAGAAAAACTTTTAAAAGATTTATATGTAACTGTTAAAGCATATTTGCCTTCACTATCAAATAAACAAATTGTAACAACAATTTCTCATTTATCAGATCTGTATACTAATTAATATGAAAAAATCAGGACCAGAATATAAAAAAGCATTAATGGATTTAATAGCAATGGCTGAGAAAAAATCAGGCAAAACTATTCATACTAAAAAAGAAGCATTACTTGCCTTAGATTATAGAGAACCATCTATTAAAGAATCAAATACTATTAAAGAATCAAATACTATGAAAAAATCAGACTTAAAAGCTAAAATTAAAGAAATGATGTTAGCTGAAATGAATGTAAGTATAGATAATATGGAAGATGCTCCAGAATCAGAAGTTGATTTCTTGGCTGAAGTAGATGCTATATTAAATGAAGCAAGTGAATTCGATACAAATAAACCAGCTCGTATTGCTGAATTTATTACAGCACTTAATAGACTTGTAGATGATTATCATGCAGAATTATATTTAAATGATGATTTGTTTGCTGCTATTGAAATGGTAATAAAAGCTGCTAAAGAAGAAGCAACAAATTTAAAAGAAGCAGATGAAGAAGTAGCAGTAGACGATACAGAAGTAGCAGTTGATGGTGAAGAAAATATTGATGTTGATACAACAGTAGACGTAAATCCTAATGTAAAAGCAGTACAAGATGCTTTAACACAAGCTCAAGCAGCTGCTCAAAAATTAGGTGACTCTAAATTAACAGATCAGATTGGAAATACAATTACATTCTTTACTCGTTCTCATGTTGTTGATCAAGGTGCTGTAGCTGAAGAATTAAATGAATCAATGTTCCCATTATTAAAAAGAATTTTAAAATAAATAAACAATAAAAATTATGAATACTCAAGAATTAGCAGAAAAAATGGAAGTCTTATTTGAAGAATTTAAAGCAGAACATGCAAAAACTTCAAAAGCAGCTCATGGTCGTGCTCGTAAAGTTTTAGGTGAAATCAAGAAATTGGTTGCTGAATACCGCAAAGCTTCTATCGATGAAGACAAAAAGTAAATTGGAAGAAAAAAAGCTTTCAAAAGCAGAATTAGAGGCAAGAGAAAAGGTAATTAAGGACTTGAAAAAAAACAAGTCCGCTCTTGTCAAACGCTACGGCAAAGATGCCGAAGCAGTCATGTATGGACGTGCAACAAACATAGCAAAAAAAATGGCAGAATCAGAAAATAAAAACAGAATCAAAGAATTAATTCGTAAATCTTTAATGCAGGAAGCTGACATTGAAGTTATGGCTGATAAATACGGTGAAGAACAAGCATTAGGCCAAGCATCTATGATGTTAGACGCCTTAGAAGAATTACTAAAAAAACACGATTGGTGGTACATGATGTCTGATGACAATAGAGCTTATACTAAAGGTTCAGCTCAACAATATGAAATCAGAAAAATCATGAAAGAACTTGAAGATATTGGATATGGTGAAGATGCTAAAACATTGTTTAACAAATATGCTCCAAATGGTCCAGGTAGTAGTACATTAAAAATGAAAGAAGGTGTTGATGTAGCCACTGAAATGACTACTCAAGAAACTTCAGGCCACGCGGAACGATTTGCTAAATATATGTCTGATAAAGAAGGTAAAACATTTACAGTTACCGCTGGTTCAGTTGAAGGTCCTTCATTTGATTTAGATTTAAATGGTAAAAAATATGAAGGAGGTAGTTATATTATCTCAAAAACAGGAGATATTATTAATGTGGCTATCCCAAATAACCCAGTCTATGCTAATACTACAATGTTAGAAGGTAAAAAAGAAGACATGGATAAAGATGGTGACATTGATTCTAAAGATTATCTTTTAAAACGTGATGCTGCTATTAAAAAAGCAAAAGGCGAAATGAAAGAAGCAAACATGTTTGTAACAGGAGGTAGTATTAATCCTGAATTAGTAAAAAAAGTAGAACAATTTGTTAAAGGTGTAGCTAAATACTATGACTATAGCGTTGATGATGCTTACTTATCTATTATGTCTATTCTTAAAGGTGGTATAGCTAAAGAAGGCGTAAACGAAGATATTGATTTAGGTCACGAAGATAACGAACCACATATGATTAAAGGCGAATTATACCAAATTGGTAAATACGCTATGAAATTATATGCTACATTAGAAGAATTAGAAGAAACAGGTGAGGAAATTGATTTCCCAGCTTGGTGGCAATCAAAAATTACCACTGCTAAAAACATGATGTCAGGTGCTAAACATTATCTTGATTTTGAATTAAAAGAACCATACATTGATGCTGCTGTAGATGCTGCAACAGGTGAAGAACCACATATGGGCGAACCTGAAGTTCCAATGATGAATGAATTAGCAAAAAAAATAGCTAAACAATTAAAGTCTAAATAATGACCAAAGACGAGTTAAAAGAGAAGATTAAAGTACTTGTAAAACAAGTATACACTCCTAATCAAATTGATTTGGATAAGGATAGTGAAGTGTCTCTTGATGCTCCTAAATTTCCAGTATTAGTTAAATTTCCAAAACTTAAAGATATTATTGTAGATCTATTAACAGATCAATATGAGATCTTTATGACAAATATTGAATGGGTTGCTCCTCGTCCTACAACTTTTAGAATTATACTTGGTAATAATGAAAATTTTTTATTAACTTACACTGAAAGAAGTTGGATTGCTCAAATTGAAGGTAAAAATTATTATCTATTAAATTTAGGTGAGGAAGAACAAGCAACTCAAGCTATTGCAAGAATGTTAGCATATGGTGTAGCAACAGAAGCACCTGCTGAAGACGCTAATATAGAAGAACCAGCAGCTGAAGAAGCTGCACCAGAAGAAGAAGCATAATGACAGACGTATTTGATATATTTTTTAAGAAATTTGCTTATAAATTTCCCAAAGGATATCCTGACATGAATAATGAACAGGATATCTTGTTATTAGAATCCTTATTAGAAAAAGCAGATATAAAAATATCTTTTAATGAAGCTAATCTATCAGGAGCCGCTACAGGATATCCTGGTTCTTTAGGTGCTTTTAAAAAATATGTAGTTAATAATCCAAAACATGATCCTTCATCAGCAAATGATATGAATTATGTTGCTGATAGAGATGCTGTTTTATTAGATATCGATACTAAAAAAGATTCTGATAAAATTTCTAAAGGAGAAGAATTTAAAATTACAATTAAATCTGAAGATAAAGTCCAACAATTAAAAGGAGGATATTATGTTCCAATTTCTTATAAAGGAAAAGAATATCTTATTAGAACTACAGACATTAAAAAACCAACAGGTAAATCTGTAGAACCCTTAGCTGCTAATTTATCATCTAAAGAAAAAGGTGTATTTACTTCATTTACTCCAGGCCATCCTCAAGAAGGTCAAGTAGTATCTTTATTTATTGAAGGTACAGATGACAATTGGGAATTTGATTACGATGGTAAAAAATATAAAGTAGAATATTTAGGCGAACCAGATTGGTCTGGTAAAGGAAAACCAAAAACAGACGTTGAAATATTATTAAATGCTGCTCCAAGAGCTGAATTAGGTAAAGATATAAGAATTTCTTTAAAAGCAGTAAATGCAATGTTTGTTGAAAATTGGATTATTCCTTCTCGTGCTATTCAAATTATTAGTAAAGATGAACTTAAAAAAGAGGTTATTGATATATACAATAGCTTAATTGATGGTACTTTATTTAAAAAAGGTACAACAGCAACAAATTTAGCTATGTTTATTGGTACTAATCCTAATAGCTATAGTATAGGAGGTAGAGGTTCATATAAACTCAATCCAAAACAAGCTTATGAAGCTTACTTAGGGGTTGAAAAATTTGGAAAAGATAGTCCTGCTACTGCTAATTGTTTTTTTAAAGGACAAGTACCAAATACACCTGAAAAATTTATTAAAGAATTAGTACCTTTTACTTCAAAAACTGTTGATGAAGAATTAGAAGATTTATATCTTTATATTCGTGGTTCTAACGAAAGTAGAGGAGGTTCACTATTTATCAATAGAGAATCTATTGATAGTCCTTGGTCTATTAATTCTGCTTGGAAAGAAGCATTAGGGATTGATGAAACTAAAGACGAAAAAGGAAATATAAAATATAAATAATTATGGATTTAAATAAACTTATCAAAGAAGTCATAACAAAACGTAAATCTGATTGTGGTTGTGGTTGTAATGATGGATGTGCTAAAGCGCCTATATTAAACGAAAATTTGCAATCGCGTGTTTTGATGACTGACAATATGAAATATCATATAGACAATAAAAAACCGCTTACTGAGAATACATTTCGATATGGTTCTAAAGCATTTTTAGATTTATGGGCTGAAGCAAGATATTTGTATTCTCGCGAAGCTATTGATGCTTATGGTTTAGATAAAGAAATTATTACTGAAACTAAATTAGGTGAATATGGTTTATTTGAAGGACAAATAGTACCTTTAGATATGCCCCTACTTGAAGAAGGTGAAGTAAACGAAGCCGAGTATCAAGGTAAAAAAGTACCGATTGGTAAACCAAAACGTGGTGGTGCCTCCGGTAAGAAATTTTACGTTTATGTAATGGATAAAGGTAAAGTTAAAAAAGTATCCTTCGGTGATTCAGGTGGATTATCTACTAAGGTTAATGACCCTAAAGCAAGACAAGCATTTGCTAAACGTCACAATTGTGCTCAAAAAACAGACAGAACAACAGCTGGATACTGGTCTTGCCGTATCGGAAGGTATTGGAAGTCATTAGGCGGCTCTAAAAATTTCAGCGGATATTGGTAATATGATTAAACTTATAAAAATATTATTAGAAGCAAAAAAAGAAACTTTTGAAGAGTTTGCCAAAAAACGTGGTGAAGGAACTGGTGGTAAAGGTGGTGTTGGAGGCGGAGGCTGGGATAGATACGATTCTTCAGGAAACAGAGTAGGTAAGTGCGGGGATGCTAAAGAAGGAGATCCTTATTCAGCTTGTCTTTCAAAAGAAAAAGCAGAGAAATTGGGTAAAGAAGGACGAGCTGCGTTTGTTAAAAGAAAACGAGCTGCACAGAAAAAAGGTGGGGATGCTAAAAAAGGCGGTGAACAATCGAAAGGACAAAAACCAATCAAAGTTAAAACTGGTATCAATGAGATCGGTGAAGGCTCAGCAAAGCCTTATCCATATAAGGTTGAAAGTGAAAATACTATGTATGGGGATATAATTTATAGCTTTAAAACTGATTCTGGACTTGATTATGAAATCGCGATAAGTCAATTAAAGAAAACACGTGATCAATCATCTGTACGTTTGGATGTAGGGTTTAAAACCGATAGTGGAACCTATGACACCATTACAAACCAAGGTGAACAGTACAGAATAATGGCTACCGTGCTGGCCGCCGTTAAGGAATATTTAGCAAAGGTTCCTAATGCAGATTCTATAGTTTTCATTCCATCGAAGTCAGATGAAGGGGATATGCGTCGAGCGGACTTTTATAAAGCCTATATTAAAAAACAACTTCCTGGATCGGAGGTAAGAGTTTTTGGTGATGGTAGATATATAGTAGAATTACCTAAAAATGAAAGCATCTTAAAAGAAATAGAATTATTCTTAGAGAAAAATATACCTACGGATAAATCTAAATGGTCTTACTATAAATCACAAGCCAAAAAGAAATTTGACGTATATCCTTCAGCGTATGCAAATGCATGGGCAGCAAAAATGTATAAAAAGGCCGGCGGTGGTTGGCGTAAATCTAAATAATCATGATAAAATTAACAGACATAGAAGTAACAGATAAATATTAAAATGATTAAACTACTAAACATATTAAATGAAGGAAAGATAGATAAATGTCCTCCCGCGACTCAAAACATAGAGTTGAATCTTAAAAACAGACAAAAAGCCATTGACGAATATGGATATGGTCCTATGAATCCAAATGAAAAGAATGAAAAATTCTGGAAGAAGAAAGTAGATATGTGGCAATTAGATTCTGCAGAAGAAGCTAAAAAATCTCTTTGTGGAAACTGCGCTGCATTTGATATTACAACTAAAACATTAGATTGTATAGCTAAAGGAATAGGTGATGATGAGGGAACAGAAGATCCATTTGATGTTATTGAAGCAGGAGATTTAGGATACTGTAGATTTTTAAAATTTAAATGTGCTGCAGCTCGAACTTGTGATGCTTGGGTTGTTGGTGGTCCTATTACAGATGACAAATCCCTATAAAGATATAGAAGTTACAGAGGAATATATTATTCGTGAATTTAACGAAAATATAGATCCAATTGAACTAATGTGGCATCGTGATGATGAAAATCGCACTATTGAAATAGTTGGGGAAACTGATTGGAAAATACAACTTGAAAATCAATTGCCAACTTCTCTAAATGAATCAATATTTATACCAAAACATGAATGGCATCGTGCTATAAAAGGTACAGGTACATTAAAATTAAAAATATACAAATCATGATATTAACTGAAGAAACATTATTACTTCAAAAAAGAGCAGGTATTATTACTGAGACTGAATATAAAGAAAAATTAGCAGAAATTGACATTGATCTAGATGATAAAGAACAATCAATAGTTGATGATGTAAAAGATGAAATGTCTTCTATATTAAAAACTATGGATTCTGAATTAGCTAAAGCCGCAAAATCAACTAACGAAGCTTTATTAACTGTAGCAAGTATTGCTATTGCATTACCTGCTATTATGGGATTAGTTTCTAAATTTGGTAAAGCAGCAGGTAATATGGTTAATAAAATATTAGGTAAAAAACCAACAGATCAAGATGCTTATCAACAATGGATGATTAAGTTAGGACATATTGCGGATGAATTACATCATTTATATATGGGTCCAATTGAAGCAATTATTAAAAAATTTGTTAAAGATGAAGCAATGGCTAAAAAAATATCAAATGGTATATTCCATGTTATTGTAGCTACATTCTTAATTGCTTCTGGAGTAACTGCTGTAAAAGCTCTTCAATCTAAAAATTTATCTTTAGCTACTTTAGAAAGTGCATTAACAGCTATTAAAGGAGGTGAAATTAAACAGTTTCTTTCAGGCTTAGCTGCTTAACTTATAGACGGATTCATAGCCCGTCGCTTTTAGTAAAAATTTTGACAGCTGTGGCGTCTTCTCGTCACAGCTCTTTTTTTGCTATATTTATAATAAAATATGAAAGGAATATATAAAATAATTAACCCTGAAGGTCAGATTTATATTGGAAAATCATCTAATATAGAAAAAAGATGGAATCAATATAAAAATTTTGAACATAAAAATCAACCCTTATTATTTAATTCTTTTAGAAAATATGGTTGGTATAATCATATATTTGAACTTGTAGAAGAATGTTCTAGTCCAAAACTTTCTGAAAAAGAAAAACACTGGATTGATTTTTATAATTCTATTCAAGAAGGATTAAACTGTAATCCAAACGAATATTTAATAGATAAAGCAGGTCCTAAAAAAGGAACTACAAAAGGAATTTCTAAAATAACTCCCGAAGGTAAAAAAATTAAAAGTACAAAAATGAAAAATTTATGGGAATCAGGAGAAATGCAAGGTAGAGGTAAAAAACCTGTTATAAATAACTCCACCCAGGAAATATTCTCCTCCCTTTCAGAAGCAGTAAAACAAAATAAATTAAGTTTTAAACAAATTTATATTAAAATTGAAAAAGGAGATTTTTCATATGTTTAATTTTGGAGACGTCACTTTTTTTATGTATATTCAATAATCAATGTGTTTAAAAATATGAAGAAAATTGTAATTGTAGGTGCTGGAGTTGCAGGCGTAAATGCAGCTACAAAATTAGTAGACAATGGATATGATGGTAGTTTAATTACTATTATTGATATGGGTAAAGATCCATATAATCGTAAACCTGAAGAAGTAATGTCGGGTTTTTTAGGAGCTGGCGGATGGAGTGATGGTAAATTAACTTATCACACAGCTATTGGAGGTCAATTATCTAAATACACAGGCGAAGAAAAAGCAATGGAATTAATGGATCAAGTTATTACTAACTTTAAACGCTTCCATCCTAAACCAGAGGAAGTACAATGTTCAAATCCTGTTGAGGAACCAGATTTTATTAAACCATATTTTGGTTTGCGTTTATTTCCAGTATGGCACGTAGGAACAGATTATCTATCTGAAATTGCTAAAAATTGGTACGATTATTTAGTATCTAAAGATGTACAATTTCACTGGGAAACTAAGGTAAATTATATTGATTTTAATCATAATTATGTTGTTGGAGAAGTTCAAGAAAAAAATATAGATTGGCATTATGATGAACTTATTTTTGCTGTAGGTAAATCAGGTATTGATTTCGCTCAACAAATACAAGATGATTATAAATTAGAAACTGAACCTAAATCAGTACAAATTGGTGTTCGATTTGAAGCACCACAAGAACATTTCCAAAAATTAATCGATATTTCATATGACTTTAAGTTATATAGAAAATTTGATGATAAAGGTGTTTCATTACGTTCATTCTGTACAAACAATAATGCTGCTTATGTTGCTGTAGAAGAAACATATGGAGATCATAGTTACAATGGTCATGCTAAAAAAGATCCAAAATATAAAAATGATATGACTAATTTTGGTATCTTAATGGAAATTAATGGTATTGAAAATCCATTTGAGTGGTCACGTAATGTTGTTGAAATGTGTCAGTGGAAAGATCAAGCTGGTAATGGTAAATCGATATCTGGTTTATATTACTCACCAAAAACAAAAAGACATCCATCTTTTACTTCTGAAGGAGCACCAATAGTAGCTCAAGAATTATTTGCTTTACAATTATTTAAAGATGCATTTGGTGAATATGCTTATTATATTTTAGATTTTATTGAGGATATGAAAAAAGTATTCCCAACACTTGGAGATGATTGGGGTATATATATTCCTGAGGTAAAATATTTGTCACCTGAACCATTAGTAAATTATAAGGATTTATCACTAAATGAATATTCTAAAATACATTTTGTAGGAGATGCTCTATCAGCTCGTGGTATTACAGTTTCAGGAGCACATGGTATATATGTTGCTGAAGCATTTTTAGATAAATTTGGAAATATAAATAATAGTACGTATAATTGTGAATGGGATAATCATCAAGGAGATTTATTTAATTAATATTATATGGAAGAAAAAACAAATAAAAAATATGAAGCTGCTAAAAAATTAACAAAAGCAGATGGTACTATTGCTTATGTATTTGATAATAAATTACATAATTGGGAAGATCCAGCATATATTCCACAAGGTGATAATCGTAAACGTGAATATCATTTAAATGGAATTCAATTTACTGAAGAACAATGGAAAGAAGCAAGGAGAGAACGTGAAGGATTACCATGGTATAAACAAGCTTCATTAAAAGGGAGCACAAATAGATTTTAATATGAAAATAGGTTTTTGTGGAACAATGTCAGTAGGTAAAACAACGCTTGTTAATGCGTTGAAAGAATTACCTGAATTTAAAGATTATAATTTTAGAACAGAGCGTTCTAAATATCTAATGGAAATGGGTATTCCATTGAATACAGATTCAACACTTAAAGGACAATCAATATTTTTAGCTGAAAGAGCAAGTGAATTATTATGTGATAATATAATTACAGATCGTACTGTTATTGATGTTATGGCATTTTCAAAATCAGCTAAATCTATTAATTATGTAGAAGCTGATGATTTTTGTGAGTTTGCATCACATTTAATTTATGAATATGATTATATATTTTATGTATCTCCTAATGGAGTTGAAATAGAAGATAATGGTGTTCGTGAAACAGATATGAAATATCGTGAATTAATCGATGATACTATAAATTTATTGTTATCAAAATATTCACATAAAATTAAAAATATTACAGTTATTGAAGGTAGCACAGAAAAACGTATTAAATCTGTGAAACAGGCACTTTTTTTATAATATTTATAACAAAATCTTTACAATGAAAAAATCTGAATTAAAATCTTATATCAAAGAAATGATTGTATCCGAGTTAACAGAAGTAGATACTGATAAAACTCGTGGTACTGTAGTAATGCCTAAAACGACAAACCCTACAGATATCAAAAAATTAACAGCTCAAGGTGTTGATATTGAATTAAAAGAAGAAGATATGGATGATGTAGAACCAACAGCATCAGATATTGCTGCAAATTCTTCAATTGCTAAATTACAATCTAAATATAATGAAGTAGTTAAACAAATGAAATCCGTTGTAAACAAATATAAATCAGCTGAAGGTAGTGAAAAAGCCAAATACGTAGATCAATTAAAAAACTTAACTAAACTTAAGAAAGAAATTGAAGCTATGATTAATCCTTCAATTGATGACGAAGAAAATTAATGAATAATTATATTAATTTAATGGGTTATATAGTAGCAATAGTATTAACTATTGTTATTGTTAAACACTTAGGATTTGCTGGTGGTATAGATACTGAAAATAAAATCAAATCACTAAACCATCAAATTGATTCTTTACAAGCACACGTTGATTCTAATAATGTAAAAATTGCTAAATTAGATTCAGTAGCTACTTTGTATAAAACAAAAGTAGACGAAGACAAAAAGAAATTATCGGGTTTAAAAGCTAAAGCCGATTTATATAAAAACAAATATAATGAAGAACATAATCGTATTACTAACCTTAATAATGCTTCCATTATTAGCGAATTCACAAACGCTTTCAATTGATAGTACTTGTTGTGTGTCTTGTAAAGCATTGAAAAAGGCATTAATTGTAAAAAACGAACGTGATTTCTTAAAAAACCAAATTGGAGTAACTCGTGACTCCGTTAGTATTTTAACCAATATAGTTGTTAGTCAAGATTCTGTTATAAAAACTCAAGATTTTTCTATTTCATTATATAAGAAAAACGAAGAAAATTACAATTCCATTATAAACAAGAAAGATGGAATTATAGAATTAAAAGACGAACAGATTAAACAACAAAAAGCAAAAACAAAAATTGCTTGGATTGTTACGGGTTTAAATACTGTTGCTTTTATTCTAGTATTATTATGAGTCAAGATTTAAGAGAAATTATAAGACAGGAATATATTAAATGTGCAGCTGATCCTGCTCATTTTATGAAAAAATATTGTAATATTCAACACCCACAAAGAGGTCGAGTAATATTCAATTTATATCCTTTTCAAGATAAAGTATTAAATTTATGGAAAGATCATCCATATTCAATTGTATTAAAATCACGTCAGTTAGGTATATCAACATTAGCCGCAGGTTATTCTCTATGGTTAATGTTATTCCATAAAGATAAAAACGTGTTGTGTATTGCAACTAAGCAAGAAACAGCTAAAAACATGGTAACGAAAGTTAAATTCATGTTTGATAACCTACCTTCATGGCTTAAAATACCAGCAGACGAACATAACAAATTAACACTACGATTAAATAACGGCTCTCAAATTAAAGCTACTTCAGCATCAAGTGATGCAGGTCGTTCAGAAGCAGTATCTTTGCTAATTGTCGATGAAGCAGCTTTTATTGAAAATATTGGTGAAATTTGGGCTTCAGCTCAACAAACACTAGCAACTGGTGGTGGTGCAATTGTATTATCTACACCTTATGGTACAGGTAACTGGTTCCATAAGACATGGGTTTCAGCAGAATCTCAAGATAATGATTTTTTACCTATTAAATTACCTTGGTATGTTCACCCTGAACGAAATGAGGATTGGAGAAAAAGACAAGATGAATTACTTGGTGATCCTAGATTAGCAGCACAAGAATGTGATTGTGATTTTAGTACATCAGGGGATGTTGTTTTTTATCCTGAATGGGTAAATTTTATTAAAGAAACAACAATACAGGAACCTCTTGAAAGAAGAGGTGCTGACCAAAACTTCTGGGTATGGGAACCAGCAGACTATACAAGAGATTATATGGTAGTAGCTGACGTAGCTAGGGGGGATGGTAAAGATTTTTCAACTTGTCATGTTATTGATATTGCTACTAACGTACAAGTTGCTGAATATAGAGGACAATTACCTACTAAAGAATTTGGATATTTTCTAGTAGGTGTTGCTACAGAATATAATCAAGCATTATTAGTAATTGAAAATGCCTCTATTGGATGGGCAACTATTGATGCTGTAATTGAAAGAGGTTATCGCAATCTATATCAATCACCAAAATCAGATCAACTCACAGCAGAGTCGTATTTAAAGACGTATGAGGGTTCATCTGATATGACACCTGGTTTTACAATGTCTATGCGTACTAGACCGTTAATTGTCAATAAATTCCGCGAATTTGTTGGTGATCGTTCAGTAACAATTCGTTCAAAACGATTGTTAGAAGAAATGAAAGTGTTTATATGGAAAAACGGTAGACCAGAAGCTCAAATCGGTTATAATGATGATTTAGTAATGCCCTTTGGTATTGCTATGTATTTAAGAGACACATCTTTAAAATTCCAACAACAAGCTCATGATATGACTCGAGCTACGCTTGGAAATATGAGTAAGTCTACATACATTGGTGCTTATAATCCAAACCAAATAAAAAATCCATATACCATTCAAACAGATCACGGAATGGAGGATATTAGTTGGATTTTGTAAATATTTATAGTATATAATAAAAATAAAAAATGGCTGACAAAAGTTTATTTACCCGATTACAACGCCTGTTTTCAACAGATGTTATCATTCGTAATCAAGGGGGTAACGAATTAAAAGTAATGGATGTTGATTCAATTCAACGTTCAGGTGATATTGCTACTAACTCATTAATGGATAGATATAATCGTCTATACTCACCTGCAGCTTCATCTTTATTAGGTGCTCAAATTAATATAAATTGGCAATATCTACGTACCATGGTCTATTCAGACTATGATAATATGGATTATGATGCTATTGTTGCCTCTGCTCTTGATATTATTTCAGATGAATCTACATTAAAAAATGATTTAGGTGAGGTATTACAAATTAGATCAAATAACGAAGATATTCAACAAGTATTATATAACTTGTTTTATGATGTATTAAATATTGAATTTAATTTATGGTCTTGGATTCGTCAAATGTGTAAATATGGTGACTTTTTCCTTAAACTAGAAATTGCTGAAAAATATGGTGTTTATAATGTTATTCCTTATACTGCATATCATATTGAAAGACAAGAAAACTACGATAAAGAACATCCAAATGCAGTAAGATTTAGATATTCACCTGAAGGTATTTATGCAGGTGGTTCAGGTTATTATGGTACTCCTACTTTAGGACAATTTCAGGATAACCAACCAGGTATTTATTTTGATAACTACGAAATGGCCCATTTTAGATTGTTAACAGATGTTAACTATTTACCTTATGGTCGTTCATATTTGGAACCAGCTCGTCGTATTTTTAAACAATATGTGTTAATGGAAGATGCTATGTTAATTCATAGAATTTCTCGTAGCCCTGATAGACGTATATTTTATATTAATGTTGGTTCTATTCCTCCAAATGAAGTAGAAAATTTCATGCAGAAAACAATTTCTACTATGAAACGTACTCCATTAATTGACAACCAAACAGGTGAATACAATTTAAAATATAACATGCAAAACTTATTGGAAGATTTTTACATTCCAATGAGGGGTAATGACACTACTACTAAAATTGAAACTGCTCCTGGTTTACAGTATGATGGTATTCAAGATGTTACTTACTTACGTGATAAATTATTTGCAGCTCTTAAAGTGCCAAAAGCATTTATGGGTTATGATAAAGATTTAAGTGGTAAAGCAACATTAGCCGCTGAAGATATTCGTTTTGCTCGCACAATTGACCGTATACAACGCATTACCTTATCAGAATTATATAAAATCGCATTAGTACATTTATATTCACAAGGTTATACAGGTGAAGAATTAACTAACTTTGAGTTAGATTTAACTACACCTTCTATTATATACGATCAGGAAAAAATTGCATTATTAACTCAAAAGGTTGATTTGGCTCAAAAGATTATGGAAGCCAAATTATTACCTACAGATTGGATTTATGATAATGTATTCCATTTCAGTCAAGATCAATATGATGAATATAGAAATTTATTAGCTGAAGATCAAAAACGTACTTTTAGATATAAGCAATTAGAAGAAGAAGGTAATGATCCTAAGGTAACAGGTAAATCATACGGTACACCACACGATTTAGCATCATTGTATGGTAAAGGTAGAATGTATGATCAACCTGATAATGTACCTGTAGGATATGGTAGTGATTTAGAATTAGGTCGTCCTGAAGAAAAAGCAACTACTCGTAATACACAAGATGATAACTTTGGTAAAGATAGATTAGGTGTTAAAGGAATGAAAAATGATGATAATGAATCAGATTCAATTCGCCCACAATATAAAGGTGGTTCACCATTAGCTTTAGAAGCAAAACAAGTATATCTTAAAAATAAAGCCTTAATTGAAGGTTTAGTTAAAAAGGTATCCCTTGAAAATACAAAAGCAGAAGAATCACTGTTAGACGAAAAACAAATCAGAGAATAAAAATCCTTATATATTTATAACAAAACCTCAAGAATGAATATTAAACATTCTAAGTATAAGAATACAGGAATCCTGTTTGAATTGTTGGTAAGACAAATTACCGCTGACACTTTGTCAGGTAACGATTCAAAAGCAACCCATATTCTAAAGAAATACTTTGTACGAACGGAACTAGGTAAAGAATACAAATTGTATGAAACATTATCTAAACATAAAAATTTAACTGAAGGCAAGGCCGAAGTTGTAGTTAATTCCGTTATTGAATCGTCTAAAAACCTTAACAGAGGAGCTTTAAAAAGACAAAAATATAATTTAATTCAAGAAATTTCTAAGCATTATAGTTTAGATGAATTTTTTGCTACTAAATTACCAAGTTATAAGGTACACGCTGCATTATATACTTTATTAGAAATATATAATAGCGAAAATTTATCTAACCCAGACCAAATTATCAATAACAAAATTGCTATTTTGGAAAGTTTAACAACACGCGCTGTTAATAAACAAAAGGTAGAAGAAGATTTAATGACTGAATTCCAATCATATGATAAAGATTTACGTATTTTAACGTATAAAGTATTATTGGAAAAATTTAATGGTAAATATGCTTCATTAAATGATAATCAAAAATCAGTATTAAAAGAATTTATCAATTCAGTTGATTCAACTCCTAAATTAAAAGAATTTTACAATACTAAAATTACTGAAATTAAAAGTGAATTAACTACATTAGCTAAAAAAGTTACTGATAAAGTTGTTAAGATTAAGTTAAATGAAGTTAACAATATGTTATTACCTTTAGGTAAATTATCTAAAGTAGGTAATGATGATTTAGTTAATTTATTACAATACTACGAACTTTTAGAAGAACTTTCAAAAGCAAATGGCTAAACTAAAGTATAAATTAAAGGAACTTAAAGTAGGAGATGTAGAAATACGTGATGGAAGTAAATCAACCGTTACTTCTATTGATCCTGAAACTGGAGCTATTTCATGGTCTATTACTCCTGTTCCTGCTTTTGATACAACATTTAAAAAATTTGCACAATTAAGAGACTATATTAAAAAATTATCTGTTGATAAAAGTGATGATCCTAAATTTAGAGAAATATCAAAAAAAGTAACTAATAATTTTAACGAATTTCGTTCTCATTTAAGAACTAACTACCCTGCAGAATATGAATCATTTAAAAGTGTTGCTGAAGATTTAGCAAAAACATTAAATGAAGAATCAACAATTGCTTCTAATTCATTTTTTACATCAGGTGGTGAAGGTGAAAACCATACAGGTCCATCTCCTAGAAAATCAACTTATGGAGCTTATACACAAGCTGGATATAAAAAAGTAGCAGAAGGTCCTGGAGCAACATTTGGTCCTGGTCCATCAGCAGGTTCAGAAGGTGTTGCTGATAACATGTACGTTAAAAAGTTTAAATATAAAATAGTTGGTAAAGCAGGTGCTGAAAAAGCAGCTAAAGGATTACCAGCTGAATCCTTAAACGAAGCAAATACAGATGTTGAATCATATTTAGATGGTTTAAACATTACTGATGTAGATAAAAAAAAATTTATTGCAGGCCGTATTTTAGGTTTTGATGAATTAGAAACAAAATTAAATGAATTATTACCTTTATTACAACAAGCAAAACATGAAACAATGGATTATTACAGACAAAACCCAGAATCGTTTAATGTAGTATATGGTACTGATTTAGCAAACGATTACGTAAACGATTTAATAGAATTATTTAAAAAATAAAATATGGCAACTATACCCGTAAACCCATCTGCAGTATTATTAAGTGGATCTGCAAGCATAACTGGTTCATTCGCAGGATTTTCAGTAGCTCAAGCAGTTACATTTACTGCTTTAAAAGATGCTAATGGAACTAATTTAGCCGGAAGTGGATTAACATTTACTTCAGGAGTAACTATACCATTATTTGTAACTAGTGCTTCTATATCAGCAGGAGCAATATTATTGTACCCTTAATATTTATAATAAATGAAAACATTACAACAAGAATATCAATTAATAAAAGAAGGTAAAGGTAATAAAGACCACTTCTTAAAAGTAGCAAAACATATGTTTCCTGAATATATTACTTCGGGTAATGATTTTGATTCTGC